GCTCAACTGGTTTCCTTTTCTTTTGTACAAAGGAGGAGGCAGAGCAATATTAAAACCGCCCCGCCACGGGCGATGAGGACGAATAGAGATCATCCGCTCCGGGATTTTGAAATTTTTTGGGATGTCGGTGAAATGAATGATGAAATAGGGAGGAAAAGAAATGGCGAGGGTAAGAAACGAAAAAACTCCTACGGATGAAGAAATCCTTTCATATGATAATGTGCCGGTTCAAGTGGCTGCGGATTATCTAGGATACGGTGTGGTGTCTCTGCGGGAAGCCTTGCAGCAGGGAAAGGCTCCATTTGGTTACGCCGTCCGGTCCAGGGAGGATGGTGGGAGATGGATGCCCCAAATCAGCCCCGGCCAGCTTGTGGCATACAAAAATGGAACGCTCTCCACCGTAGATGAAAGCAAGTTAATCGTTCTCCTCACAGACGCAATTGAGAAGGTTTTGGCGCTTCGGTCAAAAGCCGCCCTCGAGATTCTTGCGCCTGGGCTTCTGGCGATAAAAAAGAGATGATTTGGCGACTATACTAAATCAAAAATAATGCCAGCGCCCCAGACAAGAACAGAGGTGTGGGGACGGGTTCAAACTATAAAACGAACAGGTCAGAACCATATATATTATATCAAACTTGCTTCTGACTTGTAAGCCAATATAGGAAAGCCGAGCAATTATTTTCTTTCCTCTTATCACGAGGGGAAAGCACATTGGGGCTGGGATAACAATTTCAATTTATAAGAACGTTTCGGAATTTTTGGATTAAATCTGTACAACGGTTATATTAAGTTTCAAGAGGTGATTTTTATCATGAGCCAGCTTGAACAAAGGCAGCTTCTTCGCAGGCAAGAAGAAACAATCAGGAATCAGAGTACCATTATTATCAGAAATGCCCGAGAGATCGAGAAGCTGGAGGACAAGCTTGACAAAACTGTCAAAAGGGCCAGAAGAACGGTCCATGAAGTCTCATTCGTTTCGGATTTGTGCATGTTTGCAAGCGGAGCGTCCAGCATGTATGTTATCAGAGGAATCTTGAATGGAGAAATTTCTAAGACAGTATTCTTCACCATTTCCTCGATTCTAACGCTCTTGGTTAGCATTGGAATCCGAAAATCGGACTGGATGTAGGGGGATTTGCGTGAAGCCGAATGGAGTTTCCATTTACCAGCGAGCGATAACCGACATTTATTTTCCGGACGGGCACGTTTGCTGCAATCTGTGCCCAATGCTTGAGACGTACGCAAGAAAACAATGCCGCCGTACAGGCGAATACATTCTTGACAGCAGAACTGTCGGCCTAAACTGTCCGTTGCATTTTATAGAAGGAGATGAAAGCTTATGGGCATTCCAGTCCTAATAATGGGGGAATCAGGCTCAGGAAAATCGACTTCTCTTCGGAATTTTGAACTTGGAGAGATCGGCATTTTCAATGTTGCGTCAAAACCTCTCCCATTCCGCAAAAATCTTAACCCGGCAAACGGTATTACATATGACGCTATTTTTCGAGCACTTGCAAGGCATAACCTTTTGTCTTATGCAATTGATGACGCGCAATTTTTAATGTCGGACCAATACTTTGACAACATTAACACAAATGATAATTTTGGACTGTTCAAAAGTATTGGATGCAATTTCCGAAACCTTATCAAGTTTGTATCGGAGCAAACTCCGCCCGATGTTATTGTTTACTTTCTACAGCATGTAGAGCTGTCCCAAACAGGCATTATTAAAGCTAAGACAATGGGAAAATTACTGGATGAAAAGGATACAATTGAGGGTCGCTGCGCTATCGTTTTGCTATGCCGAGCGGAGAAGGACAGACACTATTTTCAAACTCAATCCAATGGAATTAGCACCGCAAAAAGCCCTTTAGGGATGTTTCCACCGGAGATCGACAATGATTTGAAGTTGGTAGACAAAACTATTCGAGAATATTGGAGGCTGGATGCCCAGCTAGAAAATAGGGAGGACAGAAATAATGCGGCACATTGATAATTGGGACAGCATTCAAGAGAAGCAACCAGGGGATTTCAACAACCCTGTCCCTGGCGGATATTCAGCCGTCATCACTCGTGTAGATGATAGGGAAGATAAGGAGTATTTGGAAATTCAGTGGGACTATTTAGACGGCCCATTCCGGGGCGCAAACGGAGAAACCTTATCACGCGCGGGATTCTGGCCCACAATTCTTAGGCGTTCATATAAGGAAACCGCGCTAGGGTTTTTTAAGGCGTTTAAAAATGCGGTCGAGAAGTCTAACCCCGGATATATATTTGACGACCGGCATGTTCAATCTCTCGTTGGGAAATATATGGGAGTCGTAACTGGATTAGAAGAATACCAGAAAAATAATGGTGAAATTGCCGAGAGATTATATGTCTATCAGGTCAGATCGACGCAGGCCATTCGCAAAGGCGACTTTGAAGTTCCGAATATTAAGAAGCTAAAAGCAAAGAATCAGCCGTATAATTTTCCACAGACTTCTTATGGCTCGATTCCTGCGTCTAATGGATATGGCCTGTACACCGCTGGAAACGATTTTGCAGATATAAGCGGAGATGATAAGGATTTTCCGTTTTAATTAATATATAACCCATTCTGTTGGGCCAAGACAATAGCATGAGAGACTATTAAGTTATAAGTGATTTTTTGAAGGGTCGAACAATAAAAATAGGTGAAAGTTATGTCACAAGAGTATCATAGTTTCAAAGTTGAATTAGCAACTATGAAAGATAAAACTGGCAAGATCGTTGGAATAGAAAAAGCTATATTCCTACAGGATATCGCGTACTGGTGCGATTATAACAGGAGCAGCGATCTTAATTTCAGAGAGGGGGAATACTGGACTTACAGCACCATTGATAATTTTTGCAAGCGGCATCCTTATTGGACACAGAAACAGTTGAGACGCATAATCAGTAGTTGTGAAGAATCCGGTCTTTTAATTACTGACAACTACAACGAGGATAAGCGTGACCGCACAAAATGGTACACAGTAAGCGATGAAGTTTTGAAGGTTCTAGCCCTTGAAAAGGCAGTTGCAGAAGCCCAAATGGGCAGCCTAGAGTGCCCAAATGGGCAAAACACAACTGCCCAAATGGGCAAATGTATATATAATGAAGAAAATACAGAAAAGAATATACAAGAAGAATATACAGGAAGTATAGAATCAATTCCTGACGGAATTGATCGTTGCACTGCGCGGCAGATGCAACCCGTCATTGACGCCTGGAACGCGCTGGGCTTACAGCAAATTACACTGGGGGATTCAACCACTACTCGCTATAAGCAGCTCAAGGCCAGAATAAAAAGCTATGGATTAGACGGCGTTCTTGATGCCATTGAAAAAATAAAAACCAGCGCATTTCTTCAAGGCGATAACCCAAGAGGATGGGCCATAACTTTCGACTGGTTTATTAAGCCGAATAATTTCCCAAAAGTGCTTGAAGGAAATTATAACCAGCAGCGGACAGAGCGTGCACAGCAGCCAAGAAAAAAATCATGGAGCGAAATTGCGCAGGAAATGGAAAGCGAGGGCTGGTTGATATGACCTTGCAGGAGACTGGCGCGATCATGGATATTCTGGAAACCGCATACCCGAGATTTTACATAGGGGTTACAGCTGAGCAATCAGAAAAAACTGTGGCGTTTTGGTGTTCCATGTTTCAGGACGAGCCAGTCCACATTGTTGCCGCGGCAGTGAAAGCGCTGATTGCTTTAGACACAAAGGGATTTCCGCCTGTCATTGGGCAGATCAAGGAAAAAATTCGTATGCTTGCAACACCCTCCGAGATGACAGAGGGAGAAGCGTGGTGTTTGGTTGCAAGCGCATTAAGAAACGGATTGTACGGATCGAAGGAAGAATTTGAAAAACTTCCTCCGGATGTTCAGCGAATTGTGGGAAGCCCCAACCAGATCAGGGAATGGGCTATGATGGACGTTGAAGCGGTACAGAGTGTGGTCGCATCAAACTTTCAGCGGGCTTACCGAAAAAGAATCGAACGTAAAGCCGAGTTTGAGGCATTGCCTTCTGACATCAAACAGATTGTTGGATCGTTATCAAACCAATTTGCGTTGGAAGATGGAAGCAGCAAGCAATAAAAACAAGGAGGAATACAAAATGGAAATCAATAAGGAAAGCTATTACATCGTTCGAGGGGACAAGTCTGGCGTGTTCTTTGGACATATTTCTAACCGGAATGGCGGAGAGGTTACAATGACCAACGCCAGACGTATCTGGTACTGGGATGGTGCGAATACTCTTTCGCAGCTCGCAATGGAGGGAACAAAGAAAGGAGATTCCTGCAAATTTACTATGCGTGTTTCTGAAATTTTAATTTTGGATGCAATCGAAATAACTCCATGTACAGAAAAGGCTGTAAAATCAATTGAAGGAGTTAAGGAATGGAAGATATAATGAAATTTCGTAAATTTTTGTCCAATTCTCGGTACGGGTACGGGAACGGGTCCGGGGACGGGTCCGGGGACGGTTACGGTTACGGGTACGGGTCCGGGGATGGGTCTGGGTATGGGGACGGGTACGGGTCCGGGGACGGGCCAAGAATAGGAAAGTTTTGCGGAGAACACGTATTTCAGATAGATGGAATATCCACTATTTTTAGACAAATTAAAGGCAATGTAGCAAAAGGATTAATTTTAAATCAAGACTTTACAACAGTGTCGTGTTGGGTTGTAAAATTGGACGGGATGTTTTCACATGGGGAAACGTTACGTGCGGCAATGAAATCAGCGAAAGAGAAAGTCTTTCAAAATATGACAGAGGATGAAAGAATTGACGCTTTTATCTCTGAGCATAAATTTGGAGTAAAATACGCAACGAGAGACCTGTATGATTGGCACCATCGTCTGACCGGGAGTTGCGAAATGGGAAGAAAAAAATTTGCCTTTCAGCATGGAATTGATTTGGAATGCGGAAAGATGACGGTAAAGCAGTTTATTGATTTGACAAAGCATTCTTATGGAGGGGATATCATCTGTAAATTGGAAAAAGCTATGCTGAAAAAATATGAAAAATGAAATTACGTTTTGAAATTCCTGGGGAACCTGTTGGGAAAGCGAGACCACGCTACACGCGGAACGGGAAACCCTATACGCCAAGTAAAACAGCAAACTATGAAAGCGTTGCCAAGGCATGTTTTATCAGAGCGTATGGGAAACGCGTTGCAATTGATGGCCCCGTAAAAATTTCCATTGACGCGAGATGCCCTATCCCAAAAAGCTGGCCGAAGTGGAAGAAGCAGGACTCAGAAAGCGGGAAGCTGCTTCCGACAGTTAAGCCAGACGTTGATAACATAGCCAAAATCATTCTGGATGCGCTCAACGGAATTGCCTTTGCGGATGATAAAAATGTAACCGGTTTACAAATCGATAAGCGTTATTCCAACGAACCAGGCGTAACGGTTACAATTGAAACGGAAGGAGACAGAACATGAATAACATACCAGAACTTTCATTGGAACCTAAAGCACCACAAGAGATAGGAAGGTGCATTGTATGCGGAGAGGAAATTTATGCAAACGAGCTACATTTTTGTGTAGACGAAGGCATGGTGCATGGTCCTAACGATAAATGTTTCTTTCAGTATTTGAAAGACCATTGCTCAGCTGAAGAAATAGCGGCGTTGATGCACATTCAGCTGAGGAGGATTGGAGGAAACGATGGAACGACTGACTAAACGATTTGATGGCTGGGTCATGAGGGAAGGATGACATGCGGGAAAGTGTGGCGGAAATATATCTGGCAAAATCTCTGAATGTTCGGCCCTGAAACGGGGTCAAGGAGGTGGTTTAGGTGGAGCATTTAGGAGACATTACGAAGCTGAACGGGTACGAGTTGGCCCCGGTGGACGTGGTCATTGGTGGCTCACCGTGTTAGCCAGGACTTGTCCGTGGCCGGGAAACGGGCCGGATTGGCCGGAGCGCGGAGCGGTCTGTTTATGGAACAAATCAGAATCATTAAGGAAATGAGGGAGGCAGATGCAGGTCGAGGCAGAACAGGTGAGTTTATTCGGCCCCGATTCATGGTGTGGGAAAATGTCCCAGGAGCCTTTAGCTCAAACAAGGGAGACGACTTCCGGGCCGTCCTCGAAGAGACAATCAGAATCGCGGAGCCGGACGCGCCCGACGTTCCACTACCTCCAAAAGGAAAGTGGCCGCTGGCTGACTGCTGGTACGGGGACGGCTGGTCCGTCGCCTACCGCGTTCTCGACGCACAGTTTTGGGGAGTGCCCCAGCGCCGCCGTCGTA